ATGAAAAAATATTCATTAAAAGTAGAAAATGTTGGTAGAAAGTATGTTCAATGTAGAGATAACTACAACAGAATAATAAAAGTAGAAATTAACAACTCTATAAAAGCTTTATTAAGTAGTAACAAAGAAGAACTTGTTGTTTTTGGAGATTTTTGTGATTTCAATAACGGATATGGTGTAAATAGAGTAATCAAAAATGCTATGTCAGTTGAAGAACATGACAAAAAATTAGAAAAATTAAATCGTAAATGGGAAATAGAAAAAATACAAAACAGAGCTTTTAGAATGTTAAATATTATAGAAAACAATATCGAATATTATTGGTACAAGAACGGTGAAAAAGTTGTTCTTGAGTCAATCGAGGAATTAAAGAAACTTAATATTGACGCAACAGATTTTGAAAATAGACTTGCTAATTTAAAAAACAAATATAGCAAATCACAAAATACTACTAAAGTTACTAAGACTAACAAGACATTTACTGATAGAAAATATTATGAAGAAAATTCAATCGTAAAAGTAAAGGATAAGTATGTAAGAATTATTTCTATGAAAGTTGTTAGACTTTCTAGAGATGAGGTTGAGGCAATGTATGGCGGATACTACGCTGACGAGTGCTATTATGACTATAGAGAGGTTTACGAATATTCTTATACAGAAGATGTAACAGATAAAGAAATTGAAAACGTTAAAAATGAAGAGCAGAAAAAAGAAATTGAAAAGCAAGAAAAACAAGCTAAAAAAGAAAATTTTGAAAATGCTGAAAAAGATTTATATAATTATATTCGTGCTAATTCTATACTTGAAGAAAAAAGCGATAAACTAGACGACAAAATAGAACATGCAACTGTTATTTCTGATAGATTAAAAATAACCGAAACAGAATTGTTATTTTTAATTCCGAATTGGGGCGATGGAGACAATTGGGATAATAATAATTGCAAAATCGGTATTTGCAGAGCATGTAAATTAACAGAAGAACTAAAAACATTATTAGAAAAATATTTAACAGCGAAGGAGGCTATGTAATGTCATATTCTTCGTTAGCGTTAGCTACTAACACTTACGAAAGACAAATGATGTTATATGATTTATTTGATGAATATCTAAAAAGCTTGAAAGAAGAATCTTCTAAAACATATCAAACTTACATAAATGATTTTAAGAATTTTTTTGAAAATAAAGATTTATACGAAGTAAATGTTAATGATATACAAAAATATATTAATTACAAAGTAAAATCAAAATTAAAAGATGTAACTGTATATCGATATTATTCAATACTTAAGACAATATTTAATTATGCTATATCTCATGAATATTTACAAAAAAATCCGTGCAAAGGCGTCAAAGTAAAATTTGCTATACGCTCTGAGATGCGTAAAATAAATTATTCTAAAAAATATATTAAAAAAATTAAAAAAACTTTTAAAAAAACTAAACTTTATTATATCGTATATACAGCTCTACATACGCGGAATGAGAAAAACTGAATTATTGAGAGTTCAAAAACAAGATATTGACTTTTTTAAAAGAACAATTATTGTTCAATCTGCAAAAAATCACAAATTAAGAATAGTACATATTGACTTTAAATTAGCTATTATACTATTTTTCTATTGTCGCGATCTTGACGACACAGAATTATTATTTAAACTAGATTGTAACTATGTTTCAGCAACTTTCTGCAATATAATGAGAAAGTCTAAATTGCAAAGAATATCTTTTCATGACTTGCGACATATATATGCTTCTTACTTACTCTCTAAGTCAAAAAATAAAGCTAACGTAATTCTTTCTGTTTCATGTCAGCTACGGTCATTCTAACGCAGTAGAAACTCTACGAACATATTCTCATGTTCTTGATATTGATATAAATTACGCTGTACGAGCTTTTAATTTTATATAATAAAACTCAAGAGAACTAGATTAACTCTAGCTCTCTTTTCTTGTTTATTTATACAAATTATTTCTTATATAAGCATATCTTATTTTAACAATCGATTAACTATACTTTGTATAGCATTAAAGTCATATCCTGCTTGTGATAATTTTACTCTTCTTGTATCTCCATTGCCCCACAAACCTTGTATTACTTCTCTTGCGATAGTTTCGTTTGACTTTCTGTTTGATACTTTAACATTACATAGAGCATTTACTTTTGCTTGAACTTCATTATAGTTATATCCTGCTGACTGTAATCTATTCTTTCTATCTTCTCCATTTCCCCATACACCAGCTAAGACTTCTTGTGCAATTTGTTCATTACTCTTTTTAGTATTTAAACTATGACTGTTCATCAAACTATTTACTATGTCTTGTATTGTTTGATAATTATAACCTGCAGAAATCAATCTGTTCCTTCTGTCTTCTCCATTCCCCCACAAGCCCTGTATTACTTCTTGAGCAATAGTTTCATTTGATTTTCTTTCACTTGGTACCGATGGCGTAGACTCGACTTTTTCATCAAGTTGAGCGTTAACTGTATCGGCTAATTCTTGAAATCTACTTTGCAAATATGGACCAGGACAGCTAGTTGCTACAAACATATTGTGTCTTGTTAAACTTCCGTTTTTAGTTCCGTCATAAATTAATCTAAAATTATATCTCTTACAAATATCAACACATAATTTTACTAATGAGTTCCATGCTGCATCTGATACTCTCCAATCCCCACCATTTTCACAGTTAGATACTTCTATAGTAATAGCTTGACAATCATTCTCTTGATTTGCTGATGTCCATGCTCTGTTTTCTTCTGCAACTGATAATACTATCTCTCCATCGTTTCCTATACAATAATTTGCACTAGCTTGTCTGCCTTCGTTTTGAAACATTTTTGCACATTGTTCTCCAGAAAGAACACCCGCCATGTGGTGTGGAGTTATTTTGCACACCTTGTATCCTTTTCTACCGTGGGTATAATTACTTGCACTTGCTTCTACAACCTTATTTGTTAATTCTGATTTAATCATATTCTAATCCTCCTTATTTACTTTTTTTAAATCTGCTAGTCCACCCGCACTCATCGTACTAAACACACACATTATAATTGTGTCTAGTACTGATAAGTTTTGTACTTTAAATACAATACAAACTATACTTGCTACTACTGCAATTATTAAATTCTGCAGTGGTATGTATTTATTGTCTATTTTAGTTAATTTTGTTATCTCTCCTGCCACTAATGTTAATGCAGTAATTATCAATGCTACTGTAATTTCCATAAAATCCTCTCCTTTTATATATTTTTTTAAATATGTATAATTTATCTAATTTTTTATACATATTATAAAAACGCCTCAAAACTGACCTTCTACAATCGTTTTTAAGACGTTTTTATTTCTAATTAATATAACTTGTTAAATTAAGCCTTTGTTGTGTAATTCTTCCCATTTATCGTGAATATACGAATTTCCATGCAATGACGTATATTCTTCGTATATTTCATAAGCTCTTTTCTTCTGAATCTCACTTTTAGCTTGTCCATTTTCGACTTCTGATAAAAAATCTGTTAAATATGTTTTATCTGATTCTAAAATATGTAGTTTCATTTCTTTTGTAAACTCATTTTTTAAATCTGAGATTGAATCTACTTTTTTACTTGTCTTTTTAGAAATACAAGCTGTAATAATTGTACCGAGCGTGGGAATTAATGCTACTAATATTGTTACTACATATTGCATATCTTCTACTCACTTTCTGCTACTGTTTGTGTAGCTATTTGTTTTTCTAATGCTGTTATTCTTTTCTCTAAGTCTTGTTTATATCTTAATTGTATTTTGCATAAGTCATTATCTGTTGTTATGATTGTGCCATCTCTGTATGTGTCTATTTTATCGAGAATTTTGCATTGTTCTGCTGTGCATTTGATGTATTCTGTTTTAATTGGCACTACTACAGTAATCGGATTTTCTTTTAAGTATTCTTTAAACTTAACAACTTTTTGAGCTGCACTATCTATTGTTTCTGTAAATAAAGTATAATCAATTTTGACTTGAAGAACTACTTTATTAATATTGTTTTGAATGTATATTGCAACTGCATTTTGATATATCCCATTCCACAACACTGTTCCCGCTGGATATGCTGTTAATTTATTACAAAACGTTTTACTCAATATTAAATTATCAATACTTATAGCAAATCTTGTTTGAGACGCATTCTGAATATTACTATCTAAATGACTTATTGTTTGCGTTCCATCTAATATAATTTCTCTCCAGCCATGCTTCTCATACCAAACGCCGTCTATTTTCTCGAATGTGTCTCCTTCGAACATCTTTTGCTGTATCGGCATAATTAGAGTTTGTCCACGATGTTCAACGTAATCTGACAACTCGTCTAATTCTAGCTGAAATTGTAGTTTTACATTGTTGAATGTTACATCTTTACCTACCCACATATACATAACTACATCAGTATCTTCTTCAAATACAAATTGACTCTTTTTTTCCTTTGCATTTAGTACACGCCATAGCGATGCGTACTCTGTTCCTCCTGTTGTTGCGCTTCTTACATATGCACTTGTATTAGCTTCTGCGTTTATTTCACCTTTAATCATTCTACTACTAAATACCCAGTTTCCTTTTGCAACCTTCTTTTTATCCCACTTTGTATAATTTAAGTTAGTTAATTCATTATCATATAATTTTAAATAAGTATTTGCTGTAGCTGTACCGTTTATTGTTACTTCTCCGTTTTCGTCTGTATCAATAGCCAATCCGCTAACTTCTAAATGTGCATTTTTCTGTATGTCTAGTACATTTTTATTAGATGTAGTTATCTCCACTGAGCCTTGTCCATGTTGGCTGTAATTTGTCGATTTGTTGCCTTTTTCAACTTTAAAAGTATCTCTATCTACTACTCTACATGAGACTCCAAGATATTTGCAATTTGTTTCTGTTTTAAAAGTTCCATCTTTATAACTAGCTAGAGCTTTTATAAAGTTTTTTGTGTTGTCTAATTGAACAATTCCTATATCTTTATTTGTTTTTGATGTACCGCTGATACTTATGTCAGAATTTCCACTAACTTCTATAATTTGATATAAAAAATTTTTATCCGGTGTCGTTAAATTACCATTTGTTATATAATATCCACTTTTTGCTGTATCTTTATTAAATAAGTTTACATTATCTCCAACAGCTTGTATCTCGCTCGGATATTGCAAAGATGGCATGGCACCAAACGGCTCGTATTCTGGCATTGTATTAGCTGTGTATTCTCCTTCGAGTAACATTGGATATTTTTTCTCATTATATGTTTGTCCACTTGTTGCTGAAACTGCCCTAACTCCTGTTATTGCTATTTCTTCTGTAAGTGTAAATGTATTTTTTAATGGATTTTGGTTATGATATAATATAATATCTTTTACAGTATAAATTCCTGCTTTTAACGTAAATAATATAGTCTGTGAACTATAGCCTCCTAAAAGCCACACATTGATTTGAGTATTGGTTGCTGTGCCAACATATGAATATGTTCCATCTTTATTAACTGTACAAGTAATACCAGCATTAGTTCCTCCAACCGCATTACTCATGTCGAGTTTATTATATCCTTCACGCTTTTCTTGCCTCTGTCCGCCATATATACTTATTTTTCCGATAAAACTCATCACTATCTTTTGCTATAACTGATGTGTCTACTTCACTTTGCTTTGTTAATACGTTTCTCTCAAGATAATCTATATGCTCTTGATATTTTCTACGACATAAAGTTGAAGCGAGTGGTCTTAATTCTTTACTCATTAAAACCACCCGCCTTTTCTGTTAGAACATACCCGTGTGTGTGTGTGTGTGTGTGTGTGTGTGTGTGTACAGCCACAAGGGTTTCAGCGTTTATTTTCATCATACTGTTTCCTCCTTCTTCAATTTTTCTTCAATCATTGATATTCTGCTTTGTTCTACTTCTAGTGTCATTTCTGATAAGTCATTGTCTATTGCAATTATTGTCTTATCAGCATATGTAGTCATGTTTTCAAGTTCTTTTAGTACTGCAATTTGTTCTTCTGTGCAATCTAACTCTAGCGGTGTTGCAAGTTTGTAATATATTTCTACAGCTTTTCCTTCATTGTATAATTCAGCTAATTTTACTTTAAAATCATCAACATTAGAAAATTCATTGCAACATAACACTATACGTTTTGCTGAATTTATAAACATTGTATTATATTTGTATCTCTCAGAAACTTTAATTGCGTTAAAATGTGTACACATATAATTTGTTGTATTGTCGTCAATATACTCAAAATCTTCAAGAGTAATACTGTTAATTCCGAAATAGTTAACGTTTTGTGAATTAGACATACTTATGTTCTCATCACCTGTTAAAATTACCTTGTCCCACTTATGCACTTCTTTTTTATTTGCTATATCAAAGTAATCTCCTTTTAGCATTTTTCGCTGTATTTGCAATATATGAGTTTTATTCACACAATATATTTCAAAACCATCTGCTAATAACTCTGCCGAAGTAATGTTTGAATTGTTATTCTTTTTAACTTGTAGAAAAATATATCCATCGTCTATTGCAGTCATTTCAAACTTTTCTCCACTTTGCCATCCACTTTCTGATATTCTCACATTTGTTGAATCTCTATAATCCAGAGTTGTTAGTCCAATTACATAGTCCAATTTATTATTTTTCTTGTTTACAATGACCTTTTGTCCTTTTACTACTTTGCACAACCATCCAGTAACTCCCGTATTTGCAGCTGAGTTCCAAAAACCTTGTGTAAATTTTGATATATCATATACATTTGCTTTTGATTTTCTTATCTCAACACTACCTTGTCCAAATTCGCTATATGATGTTGATTTTGTGCCTTTTTCTAGTTTTACATTATCTCCAACAGATTCTATCTCACTTGAAAATTCAAGAGATGGCATAGTTCCATATTGTTCAAACTCTTTATTCTCAGTACCCTCATAAACCATTACGCCATATTCTTTTAGATTGAACTCTGTTCCTGCGGTAAAGCTTCCTAAAAACAAGTAGCAAAACTCTGTATTTCGAGTTGGAGCAAATGTTGTTTTAGTTTGATAAGCTGGAATAGTAAATGTTTCAAAACTTGTCAAATCATTTTTATCTGAATATAATTTAATTGCAATAGAACAAAAACTAGCTTCTGTCCTCATAAAAGTATATGTTTTTTCTGCTTCTAATTTTATTTCAAATGAATCTCTATCGCTTCCAATATCTGCATAACTTTTTGTGCTTGTTCCTGTGCTCGTTATTTTCCCATCTTTAATAACATGTGTTAATCCGAATACCTCTTTAGTCTTATCTACTAATTTTAATAAATTATATCCTTCCCTCTTTTCTTGTCTCGTCTCAATCACTTCAAGTCTTTTCATTTTAGCTGCAGCCCCCTCACTCGTGTACGGTATCACAACACTATTTCCGCTAAACTCACTTTTTCTAAATAGCTCATTTCTTAGTAACGTATCTGTTGTTATTCTATTCATTTGCTATCACCCCCGTCTTTTTCACAATTAACACACTTCCTGCTTCGATTGTTTGTCCAAACACGACTTTGTTTGATATATTTCCATCTGCTCCAACCTCTGCAAAGTTCCCCCAACTGCCATCTACTGCTCGGATCATAATCTCATTATTGCAGAATATCTCGATATCTCCAGAATTGACAATATACGAGCACGGCAATTCGTATTCTGTATTTTCTTCTATGTCTGTTGTTACGTTTATTCTATGTGTTGTTACTTGTATTTTCTGTATCGCTTTAGTTAACTTGTCCAGTTTTTTAGCAATTCGCGTATCAATGTAGTTATATATCTTTTCTTCTGCTTCTTCAATCGCCACATCCACACTTTCTGCCATTTGTTGCATGTCCTTTAATATGTCTGCCGCTGCATTTTCATCTGTTTGATAATATATTCCCTTTTCAGTTTCTGCCATCAAATTTCTCCTTTCGCATTTTTATATCGTAAGTCTTTTACTTGCAAATATGTTTTTTTATTCTTTAATTCTTTGTAAGTAATATAATTTATGCATTTTACTTTTAATAAAAAAGAAGAACCGACGTAAATTTTACTCGGTTCCAAAACAACTTCTTGTATTTTGTTCATTTTTATATCCTCACGCATTATTTATCATTTCTTTTAATTTTACCAAATCAGTCATTGTCACATTTCCATCTTTATTTATATCTGCTGCTATATATTGCTGCTTTAATAACGTAATTTCTCCCACAAGGAATTTTTGTAGCATATCATAATCAGCTTGATTTATAACTCCATCACCATTTACATCACCCAATTTTGATTCTTGCTCTTGATTTTTATATTTCATCAAAACAATTCTATATCTTACTTCTATAGTATCTGTTCCGACATTAAAGGCTTGGCACCATATTTTTGATATAGAGTCGGAATTGGATCTTCCAACAATGATGCTTCTAGGTATATCTCCCGAATAAAGTCCCATCGCATCAGAAAAACCTGTTCCATTTGCATATCCATTCGTCTTTATAATCTTAGTTTCAAATGCTAAACATGTGCAATTTTCTTGATTGAATCCCTCCGGAAAATCAATTTCCCACGACGTCTGCTTTCCTTCTGCCTCTCCTGTTAATCTCATTATTCCTTCTATTATTGCATAGTCATCTTTTAGAATATATCCGCTTCCATCTTGTACGGAATTTATTTTTGATTGAAATTCAGCTAAGAACTTTTCAAACTCTTTCTCCATCAAATTGAGTATACTTTGCAAATCTAAAAATGTTCTTTTATCTTCGAAATTTGTTATGCCAGAATTTCCTGTTTTAAAACGTGCTAATTCATATTGATATATTCCTGCGTTATTTTTCACTATATTAGTCTGTGTTAGATTCGGATAATTTGATGTACTTTTTATTATTTTGTAAGCTCCTTGAACGAATGAAGTTTCCGTATTTTGCTTATTTAAGTCAATTTCAATTACTAATTTGCAAAATGCATTATCTGTTCCAGTGCTTAGTTGTGTTAACGAATCTTCTTCTAAAAACCTTCCTTGAATGCATACTGCTCCAGTATCAATACTAATATTTCTTCCTGAATATGTAACTTCCATTCCATTTTTATAATTGTTACTCACACCATCTTTTCCACTCAAAAATGTATTTATAAATAGAGCAAATATTGAACTATTGAATATTTGCTTTGAAAAAACATGTCCTTTTAACATATTATTTATTCCTTTCTTTTAATAATTTATCTATAAACTTAATTCTAATATTTCCACAAGTATATTTATAAAATTTCTTAGGAGTTATTTTTATAGCTGAAACATACGTATCAAGTATTATTGATTCTTTGGTTTTTATCGCCACTGGTGTTCCTATTTTTATATATTTGTTATATAAATCAAAAGTTATATTATGATTATAAGAATTAGATTTTATTACGTCTAAAGCTTTTTGATGTGCATCTTCATAATTTTCTGTATATATAGTTTCTACTTTTCCGTCTGCTCTATTTACATCATTTTGATTTGTGGTTGTTGTTTTATTGTTTAACAAATACAGCTTATATTCCCCATTTTCCTCAACTTTGTTCTTTTTGTCATATAGTACAGTAACTTTGCTAACTACATTTGTTTCGAACACTTCTGTATAATTCGATATAGCTTGTGCTTGTGTATCTATAAGTTCTTTTTTATAACTTTTGTTTTCTATCGTCATTACAAGTTGATTGTTTTCAATAGAGAAATCATAGACAATGTCATATTTTTGTGTACAATTAGTCATGTATGTATGTAAATTGTAAATATTATTTTCTACTCCACTTACTGATATTTGTTTTGTTGTATGTGTTTTTACTATAATTTTTAAATATTTTATATTCAAAAACGCATCTTCATTAAATACAAAATTGTCTTTTATTTCTCTTGAAATAAAATCTTCTATTCCAACTTCTCTTATTAAGTTTTCATTGTTTAATTTAATTTTTTGATCATATAGATTAGTTATATATTTAATTGTATATTTGTATGGTAATTTACCATCTTCATTAGAGATATTTTCAATTTTTCCCCAATATATAACTTTGTTATTCTTTTTAACAGCGATAATATCTCTTGCTTTTGCAATAGTCTTCTTCAGTATATTTATTATTGAATTTGCATTTGTTTCTTCATCAATATTTATTTCATAATCTGATGTTTCTACAATATCTTTTACCGAAAAATCTCTATAATCAAATATCCACATGAATACTTTATTTAATTCTAGTTCTATCTTTTCTTTTGCAAAAACTTGTATTGCTTTTGTTTCTTCACATTTCTGCTCTAAAAAATCCATGCATTCTATTTGAGCTGGATATATTCCACCAGTTGATGGGGCTTCTAATTCTATTTCGTAAAAACCACTCTGTTTGTTATAAATTCCAATATAATCATTTCCATCGAAGTTTACAGTTACTATTTTCATTATATACCCCTCCTAAACGGCTTTATAATAAGTTAAGATTGTAAGTTGTGCATTTAATACTTCATTCTGCGCTCTTAGTTTAATTTCACAAGATTTGTTTTGTGGAAGTCTTATAATGTTATCATTTGAAAAATCAATTACATCTAGGTTAAATAAACTCTCTAAAGTTCCATCAGTGTGTTGCTTATATATATAAAACTCATTTTCTTTAGTTCCATATAACAGTTTCTCATATTCTTCAATTGTTGTATTAAATGTAACTGATTGATACAGTTCTCCTTCAACATACATCTCAATATATGGACTAACAACTTTTCCTGCCATTTCAACTAAAATAGAAGCCTCTGTGTGACCTTTGTTTATATAAGTTAAAGTTCTTGTATTATAATCTGTAAATTTACTATCCCATCTGAAGTCCCATCTTATTTCATTTTCTGATGGTTCTATTGTGTATATTGCTGTTGTTTGCTCATACCATAAACTTAAACAATAAAAAGTAATTGGACACGATAACATTTTTATGTGTATTTCTTTTTTCTGAAAGTCTTTTATTGATATATCTTTGTAGTATTCCTTTTCGCCTGATAAATATGGAACTACATATTTTATTTTTAATTTCTCTGATGATTCAACAAAATCCACAAACTGTTTAAATTTATCATAGCTTGAAAAATGTATTGTTCCTGATATTTCTTTTTGACTTAGTTGTTTATCATTTTCTACAAATGTATTTCCTAGTTGTTCAAATTCACTTTTATAAGCATATCCTAATCCTGTTGGAGAAGAAAAAAAACAACCTTCTTTTAGGCTGTTCATATCTATACTTTGACCTTTTTCATTTTCGAGATAAAATCTTCTAACTTTCATCATTTACTCCTTATTCATAGTAGTTTCCGTATTTTGTATTCCCATATTCAAATGCAAATTCTCCTATATCTTTTTCATTTAATATTATTCTTGGTTTAAATTGTTGAAAAGCTTCAATTAGTGACTCTTTTAGTGTATCTGCTCTATTAGAGCTTGATGTTATTGTAGAATTTACATCGAACTCTGTAGGAATTGCGTTTTGCATTTGTCTTGTTACATCTCCCATTTCATTTTCGAAACCTACTCCAACACCTTGAGCCATAAATTTACCAACTTCATCTCTAAATATTGTTGATGGCGAATGTATGCCAAAAAATGATTTAATTCCATTTAGTATACTTCCACACCATTCTTTTACTTTTCCTAAAAGCCAATCTTTTGCTTTACTTATCCCTGACCAAATTCCTTCAACTATGTTTTTTCCAACTTCAAACATATTACTCATATATTGTCCAAAACCACTAACCATAGAAGTGATTATTTGAGGTATTTTACTAATTAATTGAGGTACTGCTTTTATTAATCCTTCAGCTATTTTCACAATTAAATTGAACCCAGCTTGTATTATTTTAGGATAATTATTTACAAAAGCTGAAATTAATTTTTCTATGATAATAGGTACCTTCTCAATTAATTGTGGTAGCGCTTCTATCAAACCATCAGCTAATCCCATAATTAAATTAATTCCAGCATCAATTATTGTATCAATATTATCTAATAATGTTTCTGCAATTAATATTATCGAATTAATTGCAACTGGAATTAATTGAGGTAATGTCTGAGAAATTCCATTTATCAATTGAAGAAGTATGTCTATTCCAGTTCGTAAAATTTCTGGTATTGATGTTGCTATTCCCGTAATTAAACCATTAATAAGTTCCATTCCTACATCTATTAGGTTTGGAAGTTGGTCTATTATAACATCTTTTAAATTGTTAATTAGATCTAATACAAGTGGTACAATTTGTGGTAATAAAGTATCCACAAAGTTAGTAATTAATAATACCATTCCCTGTAAAGCTATTTCAATTCGTGGAAATAAATTCTTAGTAACAGTAATCAAACTTCCCACAAAATTATTTACTAATTTACTGAAATCAACATTGTCTGCTGCAACTCCTGTTAGTAAATTCTTCCATGCTGACTTCATAGAAGAAAGTGAACCTGATATTGTGCTATTAGCTTCTTTAGCAGTTGTTCCTGTGATACCTAATTCTCCTTGTATAACATGTATGGCTTGATACACATCATTTAGGTTGTCAATATCATACTTCACTCCAGTAAGCTCTTGTGCATCTTTTAGTAGACGTTGCATTTCTTCTTTTGTTCCACCATATCCGAAGTTTTAGATTGTCCAACATGGTATAGTTCTGTTTCGCAAAGCCTTGATAAGCACTTTGTATCATAGACATATCAGTACCCATTTTATTGGCGTTATCCGACATGTCTGTTATTGCCATATCTGCAACTTCTGCTGACTTTGCTGTATCATTATTTAAGCTCTGTAATAAACTCGCTGAAAATGATGTTACTGTTTCCATGTACTCATTTGCTGATAAGCCTGCTGTTTGATATGCATTATTAGCATAATCTTCTACAATGTTTGCACTATCTTTAAATAGTGTTTCAACGCCACCAACAAGCTGTTCGTAGTCTGCGTAACTTTCTATTGCTTGTTTACCTACATTTATAAAAGCAGAGCCAACTGACTTTATAGCTGTTCCAACTGCTCTTAGTCCGCTAGTAATAACATCACCAATAACATTTGCTTTTAATATATCTCCAAATTTTAGTGCACCACTACCGGCTTCATCAAATCCATTCTTCATTTCTTTTAGTTCTTTGTTGCTTTTTTCTGTAGCATTCTCCATTTGTGATAATTGATTTTCTGCATTGTTTAGTTGTGTTTTAAACATTTTAACTTTCTCGTTATTTGCTCCATATTGTGCTTCTGCTTCTTGCAAAGCTTTTCTTAAATCTGATACTTTTGCTTTTTGCTCTTCTAAAGTGTTTTTCATGCTACTGTATGATGCTTTAGTTTGTTTTAAAGTATTGTCGCCATTTGCAAATTGTGTGTTTGTTAATTTTAATTCACTTGAAACAAGCTTTAAGCTTGATGTTATATCCTTAAGTGCTTTTCTATATTCACTTTCGCCAGTTAGTTTTACTGTTCCTCCAAAACTTGCCGCCATTTATTTCACCTTCTTTACATAAAGTAAAGAAAGGTTTTGGGTAACTACTTCACTACTTTTGTATATGCGTGTTCCTCACTCTTTTCTTTTTGTATTCGTATAATTCGTTTACATCTATTACATTTTAATTCTGCTTCAATGTGTTCTGCAAAAATCAAAGTCATTCCACATTGAGGGCATTTAATTTTTTCCATTATTTTTCCTTCCTGCTAATCTGAAAACATTTCGCCTTTATGATTAATCTTCTCTGTCATTTCTTGATAACTCATCTTAGATAATGTAAAATCATAATTATTTTTATAATGTTCATACAAATTCAACAATTTTCTTAAAGTCATTCTACCTACTTCTTTTTCTGAAAATTTCAATAAACAATGACCTATAAAAAGAATCCACGAGAAATCGATTTTTAAATTATCGTCCTCGTGGATTACACGTTTTTTTCTTCATTATCATTTTTAGTAGATTCAATTACAGTTTCATGAATATTATTGCTAATTTTCTCTAGTCCTAATTCTGTAATTATTCTTCCAACTTGCTTACTTGTTAAAAATGCTCTTTTATTGCCCTGATTTTCGTTTTCTATATCTATTCCTTCATTAATCATTTCTGTAATTCCAAATTTAATTGCCTTTAAATTTATCTCTTGTCTTGTTCCATCTTCTTTGATTTTGCCATCTGTTAACTCTCCCCAGTTTTCGACAGTTCCATACTCATCTTGTATTTTTTCCATAACGTTTAAATTAAAAACTAATGGATATTCTATATCATTTACTTTTATATGTTTTATTTTCTCTTGCATATTCCCTCCCAAATTATTTACTTGGTGTTAGTAATTCATCTAAATATGTATTCGCTTCTGCTAAAGTGTTAAATGTCTTAACTTTTTTCCAATCTCCTTCTTTTAGTCCATTTATCGGTTCTATTAAAGGCATAACTTTTGCTTCAATAGCTACAGTATTAAATTCTATTGACTCTCCCTTTGTTTTTGCATCTGCTGTTACACTTGTTATCCTTATTCTTGCTAAAAACTCAACTTTATATTTTTTGACACCGTTTATCATTTTAGTAATAATATGTCCATATCCTATTTCTGGTGCAGAGTCTTCTTGATTTTCTGTTATTTCTCCTTCTTTATATTCGCAGCCCTTTATTCTTGCATAAGTTTCATCATCTACATCATCAATTGTTAATGATAATGTTGCTCCTGTAAAAGTGTTTGCATACTCTGCTAGTGTATCATCTGCAAACAAAGATGCTTCTCCTCTATTTTCGCCTAATTTAGCATCAATAAGCTTACCTAATACAGGTACTTTTGATTCAGTTAATGCTTTATACTTTTTAGTTTCTGAATCTATTAAATTATATCTTGCATTTCTTAAACCAATATTAGCCATGTCAAATCTTCCTTTCTTTCAAGAATGTACATGTTCTGTGATATAGTTTTGTATCTTCTTCAAATGATTCTTCACTATCTCCATCCCAAATCCATTCATTTTCTTTCATTATTTTTTTTACAGAACTCATTATACTTAAATAGTTACTTTCACTATAAATATCTATATCTATCGTAATCTCACTAAAGTTGATTTCATCATCACTTGAAAAAATTGGCTGTTCATCGATAATAGTCCATATTATATATGTTTTTTTATTTCCCTTATATTTTAAATGTGCTATTGGAATATTTAATTCAGATAATATTCTTTTAATTTCTGTATTAGGATCAATTTCTAATACAGGAATATTTATAAATTCCTCCAACTTATTCTCGAATAGGTCTGTTACTGTTACTTTTGTTGCGAAGTTTCCTTTCACTTCTGGAGCTTTTAACTCTACTTCATAATATTGTGAATTTTCATTATACTTTGCAGAATTTTCATTTTTTTTCATTTTTTACTCCTTCGGTAAATATTTTTCTTGAATTTTTTTCATTTCAACTTCTATTTCTGATTTATTAAATGATTTACGCATAAATGGTTGTTTTTTTACTGTTGATGTTCCATGTTCAAAGACATTTGCTATAAGTGGTGCTGGTTCTTTTATTCCTCTTTTATTCTTAAAATAACCGTAAAAAGCGACCTTGGTATTTATACCGTCATCGCTTTTTGTCTTATATATTTTAGTTATTTTCAGGCATTTCATTATATTTGAACCTTGAAAACTTTTAGGTGCATTTTTTAGTACTTTTCTATATACTATTTCTGCACCTGTCTTTGTCATTTCTCCCATCATTTTTTCAGTGTTAATCTCTAAATTTTTAAGTTCTTTCAATAAATCATTGGGAAGTTCCACATTAAATTTCGCCATTATTTAGTTACTTCTTTCGCTTGAATTTCTAATTCTACATTTTCCTCGTTAACATTATTAAGATATTCTATTGTATAAATTTTAGAGTTATATTTAATTTGCATATCTCTTGTTATTTCTGTTTTTGGATATCGTATAGTAAAATTAGTAAAAGCCTTTTCAAAATCTGTTCCGCTTGTGATTAATGTAAATCCTTTTGTAGTTTTTACATTTGCAAAAGCTTTAAGGACAATGACTTCTTCTCCTTCATCAAATCCATCATTGTCCTCTGTTTCTATTACTTTAAATATGGATATTTCTTTGTTATATTTTCCTGGATTTATCATAGATTGTTCCTTGTATGCATATCTAGAATAGTTTTCACTGTATTGTTTATACTTTTATTATCAATATACATACTTCTATTATCGTACATATCTTGACATAAAATATAAACTACAATGATAAAATCCGAATATGAGTCCAATGTTTCATCTTTCTCATTTTCGGATTTCTCAGCTATTCCTGTATAATTAGAAATATAGTTTTTAGCAATATTTAAGTATGTTTTGAGTTCTTTTTTTTCCTGTTCACTAACTTCTGATATTCTCAAATAGCTAGCTAATTCTTCTTCAGTAATTTCACTTACTTTTATTATTTCTTTCATTTTAAATCCCCCTTTGAGGAAATTATGCCTTTGCTGGATCTGTTGCTCCTGTTACTGCAACTGCTATTTTTTGTGTGTTCTCTACTTTAGCATCTAATTCGCTATAGCCACATACACCAATTGCATGTTGTGTAGCAAATTTTTCTAACAATAATTGAATTTCCATGCTTTCTGTTTCTTTTACAGCTAGTCCTGAGAAATCTCCATAGAATATAACAGCTTTTGATGCTGTTCCTAATTTCTCAGCCTTCTCTGAACAGTAAACTGGTTTTCCAAGTAATTCATAATCCCATTTCTCATTAAATGCTCTGTTTAGTATATAGTTTCCATCTGCATCTTTTAATTTTCTTATAGCTTTTCTTGTAGCTCTATTCATTATCCAATAAGCTCCAACTTGGAATGCATCTGGGACTGTCTCTTGAATATCAATTAATTCATCAGCAGTTATACTTGATTTAGCTCCTAAAACTACTTTCATATTAATTGAGTCATAAGAACCTACAATACCATTAATTTTATTAGTTGTTCCATTTAGCATTTCGCCTTCATAGAATAGTTTGAACTTTTGAGCCATCTTGTTAATTACATATTCTGTTAATTTAAAATCACTGTTATTTAGTAATGATTTAGATATTTTAGTTAATGCACCAATTAAGAAACCTGCTAAATCAACTGTTGCAAATTTACCAGCATGAGAAACTAACTCATCAAATTCATCTGCATAACCTACTGTTACATCATCTGTGGTATCATCATATTTGGGTACTGCTATAGTTCCTTTACCATCATATTTTGTTGCACTAGCATAAAGTGGAGATATTTCATTTACTTTATCAATTATTTTTTGTGCTATTGTTTTTGGTATTATTGAGCCATTATTACCTTTTCCTAAACCTGTATCTCCTTCATTTGTTATTCCATTTATTTTGTTTCGAATAAAATTAGCAAATGCTTTTACATCCTTTTCTTCTTGTGTTAGTTCTTTTTTGTCTTCTATTTTTGGAGTCTTAACCTCTAAATTTTCAGCTTTTTCCATTCTTTCTATTGTTGCTTCAATGTCTTTTATAGATTTTTCTGTTTCATCAAAGTCCTTAATTTCTTCAGCTGTTAACTCTCTATTCTCTGCTTTTGCAGTATCAACAATTCCTTTCATTTTTGCTTTTAAATCTTCTTTTCTTTCCATTAATGCTTTTATTGTCATTTTTCCTCTTTCCTTTCTTTTTATAAAATAAAAACAACCTTTTTTAGGTTGTAATACCGATAACTAAATTTTATTAAGTCTTTCTTCATACATTGAATAATCAACCTTATCATGTTTTTCTGTAATTTTATTTAATAGACTTTTTAGGTTGCTTGGAACGTGCTTATAATTTTTAAATATATTTTTGTCTACACATGCCACTGCTTTATTAGTATCTTCTAATATATTTATATCAAAATACATACTTGCTTCTGTAACTCCCATCCAACTTTCAGCGTCTATCTTTTCTTGTATTTCTTCTTCTGATTTAAGTGATTTTTTCATATATATTGGTAGCATTGTTGAACTTTCAATTGTATTAAGTAAATCAATGTATTTTTGTAGTTCTAAAGCGTTGCCATAGCAACTAGCAACTGGTTTATGTATCATTATCATAGAATTTTGATACATATTTATATCATCGCCCATCATCAATAAAAATGTACCAGCACTAGCACATAATCCATCTACAAATGTGTGTATTTTTGTGCCATTATCTTTAAGCCTCTGTAACATTGAACACATAGTAGAAGCAACAAATACTTCTCCACCTGGTGTATTAAGATAAATATTCAAATCTGAAATTTCTCCTAAATTATCAAGCTCATTTTTAAAATCTTTTAGTCCAATTAGACTTTCATCTTTTTCTCCTGTCCACCAATTTGTGTTATCCGTGACAATTTCTCCATAAATATATAAATCAGCACTATTATTAGGTACAAAATTTTTTATTTCGTAAAATCTATTCATCTTCTGCACCTCCTTCCTTATTTAAATTTGATGTATTAGACTTTTCCCCTATCTTGTAAGTTTTATTTGTGTTAGGTATAAATATTTCATTAGTTAGTGGATTTAGTAATACGTCTCCTAAGCCTAGATTAATCATATCTAAACCATCTAATGCATCCAAGTTTTCTTTATATCTGATTTCATTTCGTGTTAACCAACCATCTCCAATCGCTAAATGATACGCTTCATATCGTTCTTTTATTGAGGTTTTAGCAAGTTCTGTAAAATCAGGTGAAAAATAAAAAGACTCTTTTTCTTTTTCAAGTAAAAAGTCTCTATTTAATGCTGTAGTAAATGCAGTAGCTATTGGCATTACTGCATATCGTATAAAATCTTCATTATTTTTTCCGATATGGAATATTTCTTTTACTTCTTCACTAAATGTTTTGGATTTTTCGTTCAATTGATTTTCAACTGATGTATTTGATGCTTCTTGGAACTCCATACCTTCATTCAAAATTACACAACTTGAATTTCCATTAACGTATTCATTCCACGATTTTTTTAAAGCATCTATTCCTGCTTTGTCTAGTCTTTTCTGCGATTTCAAAAAACCTTTTTTAGTTCCATTCGCTTTCATAAGTTCTAGTTCGTATAATATTCGTTTATATGCAGTTTGAAGTGTCTTATTTATTTCTGTTATATATCCTGTTCCTGATGCACCATCTTTTGAATTTCTCAAAACTTTAATAAATTGATATGGTTTGTAATTTTTTCCATCTATTTGAATTTCAAAACTTTTAAAAATCGTATTTGTATTTTTTAAAATAGTTATTCTTTCTGGATCTGTATAATTTAATCCTATAAAGTTATTGCTTTTTTTATTTATATAAGCATATCCACCTTTTCCTAATAAATAGTCTTCACAAATTGCTTTTTTAAATTGAAACCCATCTAATGTATCTCCAGTATCTTTGTTTATAATATTAACTCTAAAATCTTCAATCTCTTTTGTTTGTTTTTTTCCATCTTTTGTAGATTTTTCATATAATTTAAAAGGTATCATTGCGAAACTGTCACATATTAGCCCTACTGCGCTAGATATTGATGGAATTGTTAAGGCTTGTTCTCTTGTTATTTCTTCTCCTTTTAATAATGCTTTTAGTAATACATCGTCAATTTGTTCTTCAGACATTTTTGATTCTTCTGTTTTATTCTTTACTTTCTTTGTAAATATTCCCATTCTTATCACCACCTTTTATTTAAAAGCTTTGTACCACAAAACCTTCTTCATACATATTTTGTTGTAGTAAATATATTGCTATTATTGTACTAACAACCATATCGACTTTTCCACTTGATTTTTTCTTACTAACATATTTATTTAAATTTGTATCTTCAACGCATTTAGCATTCTGAAAGTTAATTTCGTATAGCTTATCTCCATCATAACTGAATTTTCTTTGTAATATGCTTTCTTGCAGCAGTTTTGTTGGTTGGTGCAATACACTTGAGTGTTGTTTTACCTCTACTGTTTCATATCCTGCATTATCTAACTTATTAGCAGTAGATATACAGTTATATCTGTCATATCCTATTTGTACTACATGAACTCCAAATTTTTCTTCAATATCCATTATGAATTTTTCTACAAAACTATAAGAAATTATTTCATCGCCACATGCAAAACAGCTCCCTTCTTCTATGAATCTTCTGTAATCTGTTCTTTCTCGTCTATTTTTTTCCTCGATTCTGTCTCGTGGAATAAATGCCCATGATTTTGCATAAATTGTTTCATCTTCCATAGTTACCATAGAAACTGATGTGTTATCGGTTGTCATAGCTAAATCAATGCCTAAGTATACATCTTTACCTTTCCAATCAAATATTCCTCTAGCATTTTTACATTTTCTTAATTTATCTATATTAATAAATTCTTCACCACTATTAGATGGCATGAAGTAATTCATATTTTTGGTTAAAAATTCAATTCTTTCGCTTGGTTTTGCTAATGCTTTTTGCCTTGCTCTTTTTATTTCTTCATAATTTTCCTCAATTCTTAAAGGATTTGCCATCATAATTCCTATATCATCCCACAAATGTTCCTCTGTGGCATAATATACAAGTGCAAATAGTCTATCGTCTTTCTCTGTTTCTTGATATATTTTCTTTAAGTATGCTAGCTCGTCTAACATTATGGATTTATCTTCTGCATAAGCAGTTGTTAATTTAAACATCAGTGGATTTCTTACACTTAATTGTCCTGAACGCATAGCTTCAACATTTGCATTATCTTTCATTGCACCATATTCATCTGCAATAAATGCGCTTGGCTTTATCGAATTGTTTCTGTTAGCCTCTGATGTTCTAGGCTGATAAAATGAGTGAGTTAAAGTGCATTCCATTCTGCCACTTAGAGTTTTAGGAATATTAAAATATTCCAAAACAGAAGGACTTGCATTCAATATCTGCGATATTGCCTTTTTTACTTCTCCAGCTAGATCTCTATCAAGGCATATTGAATAAAACTCTGAATATTCATCTTCTGTTAACATTAGAATTATTATTATAAGTGCTGCTAAAAAGGTCTTAGTATTTTTTCTTGGTATAAATAAGTCAACTTCTCTATATCTAAACTTCTTGGAATCACTTTTGTATCTCCAACCAAAAATATTGGCAATAAAAAAAGCTTGGAAATTTTCCAAACCATCATATATACTTTTTCCTACAATATTTAGTCCTGTTGCAAAATTTAATAATTTTAATATTCCTTCTATTATTTCTATTTTTTTAGTATCAAAATAGTATGGATAATATTCATTGTTTTGCTTTTCTAAGTCTTCCAAAAACCATTTGCATTGCGTTTGTACTTCGAATGTGGTTGTCTCTTTTCCCGAAATACAGTCTTCTGCATATTGTTTTGCTTTTTCTAATAACATTATGCCTCACCTCTTAATACTTTAAGTAACGGATTATCTTTTTCTTCTACTTTTTTAGGAATACTCCTTAACGCAGATGCAATTGTCATTATGTTTTCTTTTTCAATATCTAACATCATTTTTCTTTTTGCTTGTATTTGTTTATCTAAATCAACAATATTTTTTTGCATGCTGCATAACAGTTGTGTATATTCTTTTATTGTAAAGTCTTCGTCTTCAACAAATCGTTCATCTAATTTATCCATATCGTTATAGAATCGTTCTCTCTTTTCTTCAAATTCAGAACATTCTGCAATTAACAATGCATATCTATTTATGACATTCTCATATAAAGCATCATTTTTGTCTATGTTTTCAAGTAATTTTTCTATCTTTTTGTATTCTTTATGTGCTATCTTATTTTTCTTTACTTCCTTTCGTTCTTTCATTTTTATTTTAGAACTTAAAGCTTCTTCTCCTTCTTGGCGCATCTTCATTTCAGCTTTTGTTCTATGTGATTTATTTTCTGTTTCAAGAACTCTAAAAGGTTTTGATGGCGTTGGCATAGTGTTCCTCCTTTCGTCAAAGTCTGATGTGGGAATTTTTTTCAAGCAAAGGTAGGCAGTACGTGTAAAAAAATTTTTAGTTTTCATTTAAAAATTATTGGGGGGATATTCTAAAACTATGTTTTCTTAGACTTCTCATATATTCTTTACTTGGACTGTTTCTCTCAATTAATTTATCAAAAATATATTTAATAATACTCATGATTGTTCTCCTGCTCATCTATTATCTTTTGTACTTCTTCTCTAGTTATCTCTCCACTTTCGCATCTTTCATGATGATAATGGCATACTGTTAATAAATTGTTATTATCTAATCTTTTATTATAGTTCTCGTTAATAGGTATATTATGATGTACTTCTAAGTCTTTTGAATTATATTTATTAGTTGTATTGTATAAATCTCTCTCACATATTTGACACAAATATAAATCTCTCTGCTTTATTTCCTCTCTTTTCTTTTGCCACAGACTTGTCCATCTGAATTTATCTGCTTCTGTATTATACTTTTTTCTTTGTGGCTTTTGGCTACATGCAAATTTACTATCATGTATTCTTCCACAATATTGACAACTTTTAAGCATTATTTATCCTTTCTTCCAAAATAAATTGCTAATATAGTCCCACATATTATCGCTGTTATTATTATTGCTTTCATATTGTATCTCTCTTTCTTTGTCATTTTTAAAACATTTGTCTTTTATTTTGCAAAAATCACATTGCTTTTTCATACATTTTTCTATATTCATATTTCTTCCTTTGTAAAATAAAAAAGAACCTGCTAGAAAGGCTCTTTTGGTTTTGTAATTAAAATTAGGAGTCAAAATAAAAATATCAACTCTAGCAATCAATATTTGGTAATGAATAATTTAGCTATTATAATTATACAACAATGGTTTTATAAAAAAATATAAACTTTTTTTATAATTTTTTAGTAATTTGTAAAAAAACCTATTGACAATACGTATTAATACGTGTATAATAATTACAGAAAGGAGGATAATAGATGTATTCAAAAGAACTAGTAAGATTGTTATTGAAAAATGGATGGCAAAAGGTTAGTCAGAATGGTTCTCATTTAAAATTAAGAAAACGGAAATCAAACTGAAATAATACCATTACATAATAAAGAAATGAAAAATCCAACTGCAAATGCAATCTTGAAAAGGACAGGGCTAAAATAAGCCCTTCCTGCTAGTATTTTTTTGATATTTATCTTCTTTTCCATTTTTTATTTTTGAGGTGATGTTTTATGAATAAATATTTAACTGTATATCCAGCTATTTTTAGCAAATACGATGATGATGGCGAATATTATATTGTTGATTTTATTGACTTAAAAGGCTGTACTACCGAAGGAAAGACTTTGCAAGAAGCTTTTTATATGGCTCAAGACGCGATGGGATTATTTCTTGATGATTTATCTAAATTTCCAAATCCCACAACTGATTTTTCTAATATCGTCTTACAAAAAAATCAATTTATAAATTATGTTAATATAGATATCGATGAATATAGAAAAAAATATAATAATAAGTCTGTCAAAAAAACTTTGACCATCCCTTGTTGGCTAAATTCTCTAGCAGAAAAGAACAATATTAATTTTTCTCAAGTTTTGCAAGAATCGTTGAAAAAAGAGCTTGGAATTGACATAAATTAGTTTTTAAATTATAATATTTATAGAATACATCTAATATCCTCATAAGAGGAGAAAACAGAGATGACTTGAAGTCGTCTCTGTTTATTTTTACAATTTTATCATTCTGTTTGTTGCTTTTTCTATGATTTTATAAATATTTTGCTGTGTGCATGTTCTGTTATACAATTTAAAATATAGATTTCTTCCAATCTCATCTGCTGCTCTATTATCTACATAATACGCTGTTAATATTTCACGTTCTTTGTAATATAAACTATTTAGTCTAATTTCCGCTTCTTCTGTTTTTTCTTCCAGTTCTTTTATTTCTTTTTCCGCTTCTTTTATCTTTTTCTCTAGTTCCTCTGCTCTGTTTTCTCTCTTTATTATTGCTTTAGATACTTTGTCGCTTATTATGTTTTTACTATGTATATCATTGTTTATACCGAAAACTTGTATTCATATTTGTTTCCGCTTCTCGCTTTTTCGACTCTTCAAGTTCTCTTTCATAGTTTCTTTTTTCTTTGCGTCTTAACTTTAATCTTGCTGTATTCTCTCTGTGTTCTTTAAGTAGCTTAATCAATTCTTCTTTAGTCATACTCATATTATTTTCTCCTCTCATGTATCTATTAAATATTTATTGAATAATAATTTTTGGTGACAATAGTAATTACTTATTTCACTTGCTGTAGTATTAAGTTCTTTTGCAATTTCCACAATTGTTTTGTATATTTTTGTTTCTGAAGTCTCTGTGTTTAGTACTTTATATTCTTTATTGCTGTGTATTTTCTTGTCTATGTAATCATTGTTTATCATCTTTAAATCATATAGTTTAAAACATTCTCTTGTATTGTTATCTGTTCTCTCGTATAAAAATAAGTTATTGTTGCATTTCTTTATGAATTTATATTCATAGTATTTTATTTGTTTATCATATGTTTTAGTTTTTCTTACGATCTTCTTTGGTATTTTCATTTATTTTCTTTTGCCTTTCCGAAATATAACCACCACTTTGCCACTTCTCCGTCAAATTTTTGTTCTTTTAATTCTTTAATTTTATTATTGTTACTTTGATATATTTCTATTTGTTTGTTTACTAATTCATTTGCTTTCAAATCCGGATATATTTGCGTTGCAATCATGATGTCTAGATTAGAAGTATCTATTTCTTTTAAACTTTCTATGTATGTATTGCTTTCATAATTCATATAATTTTGTACTATTGTTGTTATACTGTTTTGTATATTGTCGTTTTCTTCTTTGTACATTGCTATTTTCTTGTCTATTGTAATTAGAGAACTTACTTGTACTGCATTAAATATTATTGCAATTATTGTTATTGCTGTAGCAATAATACTTACTATAAGTCCCACTATAGCAAAATCTTCATTTCCATCTATTGTACTTGAAAAAAGACTTAATATTGCTAAAGCTATAAATATTATAAATAAAACTATTAACATAATTTATCCTCTACTTTCTTTTCAAAATATTGTTTTATACATAATTTACAATCTTGAATACAAGTATTTTTTCTTATTTCTTCATCACAAAAGTATTTTATATTAATTCTCTCATTGTATTCATATTCTTCTAACATTAAATCTATCAGCTTATCTTTTTGTGTATTTTCTTCTTGTTGCTCTTTTATTAGATTTAAGACTTCGTCGATGGTTTCTTTAGCATAAACAAAACCTAGTTTGTCAAAGTCTATTACTCTCATTGCTTTTAAATATTTTATTGTTTCTTCTAATTCTTTATCCATGCTTGTCCTCCTACACAATTTTATTTGTGTTGAGATTGATTTTAGTATTTAATAATTTATAAGCTTCTTCTACTTCATACATTCTTACTTTTTCATCTTTTATACAATGTATTTCTCTTCTGTATGAAGATATTAGCAAAGGACAATTTGCACAACCGTTTGAATTGTCGCATATACTTTCTACCTCTGCCGATTTTAAATTTCTAATCAATTTTATATTGCTCATTCATCTTCTCCTCTCACGATTTCTAAAATTTCTTTTGCATATTCAATTCTTTTCATATAGTGTAGTTTGTCTAGCTTTATATTTGTTTCATTCATACATTTTCTATTTTCTTCAATTTCTTTTTCTAAATAATCTATTACTTTCTGTTGTTTATTCTCTAGTTGTTGTATGTATTTGTAAAATGTTTTACATGCTAATGCATCTAATTTTAAAGTTGCTTTTTCTTTTTGACTTGCTAATTTTAATAATTCTTTTATTTTATTTACATCTTCTTGTTCTTCTTTACTTATCATCTAAAACACCTCGATTTCTGAGTTTTTAATTGCTTCTATAAACTCTTTGTTATATTTGATATTTGAGTAATCGTATATGTATTGTTCAATAACTCGCTTTTTCATATTAAATGTGCTTTTATGTGCTACTTTATTGTTTGTTTTTAACTTTTTAAATAGCTTCTTAATTATCATTGTTTACCTCTCATCTTCTTCCCATTCTTTTGGTATTTTCCAATTTTTTGGTTCTCTATTAAAATATCTCTCACAAGCTTTTTCTATATCGCACTCCATACAGCCACTATAATTGCTTGTACAATATTCATGTATAGTTTTTAATGCTTTTTCTACTAATTCCATCCTAGCTCCTTTACTTTTTCATTTATTGCTTGTAGTTCTTGCATTGATATTTCTTTTCTAAATTCTCTATCTTTAAATCCAAATACAACAACTTTCCTTCCAAAACTATCAAATGCAATACAATATTTTGTTTTTTCTAGTACTTTTACATATTTACATTTTATAGCCCAATCACTTTTTTGTTCTATGTATCCTAATTCTTTAAACATCTCATCTGCTTTACTCATCTTTTACCTCACTTTCTACCACATAACAATTCTGCTCATATTGCTGTTTTGTTAGTATTGATATGATTTTACAATAACTTTTCAGGTATTCTTTAAATGCTTTTAACTGTAATTCTGTTTTAGTAACTATAAAACTTTTAATATATTCATTGTTATCTTCTAAATCATCAATATACTCAACTATATCTCCATATTCAATCAAATCTATTATGTTTTTGCTGTGTTTTACTATGTCTGTTGTTTTTATATAAGAATACCATTTTCCATCCCAATCACTTCCACATTCATATCCATATTTATTTACTGTTTTATTTTCAAATATTGTATCTATTCTCTTTATTCCGTTATTTTTCGTTCTTACATACTCACCTATTTCAATTTTATCCATCTTACTTACTCCTTTATCGAAAATTCAAATTCTAATATTTCAGCTTTATATTTATCGATAAACTCTTGTGCTTGTTCTTCTGTTTTGAAGTGTGTTTTACTCATATCTCTACATTCGCAATTATAACTAGTTTGCAACGTTTTATCTCTATAGCCATAAAAGATGTTCCACTTCTTAACATTGTCATCTTCCCACTCATCTCTACTAAACCCATACGAATACTCCCTTTTCGCTTTCTGATAATCTGCATATCTTTGTGCTTCTTGTTCTGTTTTAAATACTACCCCGTTTTTTAGATGTGTGTTATCTATTATCCAGTCAAACCAACGCTCTGCTCCAATATTTTCTGTGTCTTTGTTGTAATACCAATACTGCTCACCCTGCTGTGGTTTCCACTCTTCTTGCTCATCTTGCTTCAACTCATCTATTTCTTTTTGCATTTCTTTCATTCTATTTTCTAATTCTTCTATTTTTTCTGTTTTAGTCATTATCTAATCACTCCTTTATCCTTCTTCTAAATCATCAAATAATTCATTGTACAAATCTTCTTCGCTTAATATGTTTAATATTTCTTTTGCCTCGCTATCCGATAATAATTCAATATAGTCTTTGTCTTTATATGAGATATCTTGTTCAAGACACTCTCCCACACGTACAAAAAACTGACCTTTTTTCGTTCGATATAATGTATGTCTATATCGTGGATAAGTAGTCCAAAATAAACCTTTGTGTCCTATCGGCTTCATATACGTTGTTATTTTTTCAGCTTTTTCTGTATCATAAACTTTATTATTTAGCATATATCTCATCTACTGTTCCTCCACAACTTCTATTTTTGTTATCGGTGCCTCACTTGGTGCTGAAATGCCCTTAAATCCAACGTATTTATCATAATATACAACTACTGTTTGTCCGTTTTTTATGCATTCTTTCATCTGTTCTGCAAGCTCAGTATTACTTTTATCTATGTAATAATAATCTTCCTCGTTATTTTTCGTATATTCTGTTGTTCTGTAATATACTTTGTAATTGCCCCACATGTCATTATCAATTGCTGTCGGTATTATTCTGTGACTTCCACTTTCTAAATCAAATTGAAATCCTCCTAAAATTCCTATTGCAAATGCTATAATAAGCATTACTACTATCGCACAACCACAGCCTCCAATCAAAACTTCTTCATCAATATATCCTTTTTCACTTTTTAACCAATTTCTCATTCTCTTTTCCTCCTAATCTTCTCTTGAAATTTTTGCTATTTGCTGTTTTAATTTCTTTATGCCTTGATTTTTCTTCAATTTATATATCTCATTTGTAAATAATTTATTGTATTCATCTTGTATCTCTTGTTGTTCTGTTATAATGTACCACGTTATTAACCATAAAATTAAATTTACTATTCCTAAACCTATCGCTATCTCCATACTTTTTCTCCTTTGTTTTTTATTTTAATTTATTCTTGGTATGTGATTTTCTCCGCTTCTTTCTTGCTCTAATTCACGCATAACTGGATTTAAACATTTACTGCAAAGAACTAAAGAAATCGGAGCTTTGTTTGTCAAGCTCGCTGGAATCTCTACTATTCCTCCGTCCATCTCTTGCCTTTTTTTCTTTATGATTATCTCTGAGTGACAGTAGTCGCAAATATAATAATCGTATATCTTTTCACCTTTTTCGTTGCTCAAATGATTAATCTTATCGTATTTGTTATGTTTTTCTATAATTGTTCTTTTTCTGTAATAGTCGTAATTATTTAATATTTTTGACATTTTTCTGCTCCTTCTCCTCGAATTCTTCTCGCAAACTTTTTATCGTATATGCAATTAATCTTTCAGCATTAAATTCAATATCTGCTTTCGTATATTTTTTTGCTTTCAAATATTTTAAGCATAATGTTTCGTATGTAAGTTCTTTTAGATAAACTTTGTATGCACTAAAATATATCTCTTTTATTGTCCAGTAAAATATTTTCGTTTGTGTAAGCGCTACTTCTGTAAATAATTCCAAAACATCTGCATTGTCTACATAGATTTGCAATCTTTTTAAGTGCAAAACAATAAATGCTTTGTCTTGAAGATTTATTGTTCGTTTTCCATCTTCAAAAAAGTCTTGCTGCGCATTATTAAAATAATTAAATAATAAGTCTAGTGTAGTGTTATTTATATACCCATCTGGCATACCATGTGTCTTACCCTCCGCCATACCTTCCGCCCTTACCAGTGCCATACCTTCTGCATTACCTTTTTCACTCATCCCATCATTGTAAAGTATTGTAATGCAATACTTTGGGGCGATATTCTGGTTTCTACCCCTCTTATAATCAATATATTTTTTTGTAATAAGTTCATTTCTTGCGGACTGAAACTGTTTTGGTGTAAGATTACATATACTCATAAGCCTTGTATTTGCAATACTTAACTCATCTGTTCGCCTTGCTTGGTATGCTATGAACAATATTGCTTGATATAAATTCATTGCATTTGAAGTAAGCGTATTGTAATTAAGTGTAGAATAGAAAGCTTCGAGCTGTTTTATATAATCCACTTTTCTACTCTCCTTTCTTTTGTATTTTTAAAATTTATATTTTTTATAAATTAAATTTTCTTTATTCCAATTCGGATATTTGCTTTTTAAATGTCGTTCTGCTTTTTCATCATAATATTTAGTGTTTAAGCCGTTGTCTTGTTCGTTGTGACATTTTTCGCATGCTGTAAATATATTTTCTTCAATACCCAGTCCGACCATGAGAGCGTGGTATAAAATGTGCATTTGCATGAAATAGAGATACTTCTGTCTGACAAAATATACATTTATGATCATCTCTATTCCATACTGCTTCTTTTACGCCGCTCTTGAATATCTGTAAATTTCGTTCTCTTATGTTTTTTACCTTTTATTTTTTTATATTGCTTATATTCTTTTTCTTGACATTCTTTGCAATCTTCAAAGTTTATTTCTTTTCTATTTAATTTACAGAATCTATATTTACAGCCTTTCTTGCTTCTGATAGTAAAGTTCTTACAATTCATTCTTTATCTTTCTTAAGCAATATCCACACATCTTTTTGTCCGCAAAATTGTATTTTGGATTTATTTCTCCACAAAATACACATCTGTTTTCGTATTTATGCAATACTATGTTTGAACCTTCCATTCTCATTTCTATATAGTCATTATGCTTAATATCTAGCACTTTTCTCATTTCTTTTGGAAGTACTATTCTTCCAAGTTCATCTATTTTTCTTACTATTCCTGTTCCTAATTTCATTATTTTTCCTCCAATTCTCCCAACTTCTCTAATATTTCTTCTAGTTTTTCTTGAGCATCTGCAAAATCTAAATATGCACACCCTAATGTATGAATTTTATCCTTTAAAAAGTAATGTACATATATTGACTTTGATAGACCTGAAAAACTAAAAATCACATCGTATCTTGTATTCTCATTTATCTCATAAACCTTAATCAATATTTCTTGCAATAATTCTTTAATTCTATCTTTCATTTTTAACCTTCTTTTTCTTGCACTTCTTCATATTTTTTGATAAAATAATAAAGAAGTGAATTTATTTTTCGATATTTTTACTTTTGAGCAAAATGCTTTCTAGGGCGGTTTTGCTCTTTTTTATTTACTTCTTTCATGATGAATCTTCTAAATTCATTCCATAAACTTATTTTCTTACCTGACAATTGATACACTAGAAGTTGTATCAATATTGCTATCATAAATATTTTTAGTAGCTGCCACATTGTTATCAGCCCACATCCTAAAATATCTAGTATGTATTCCATTACTATCTCCTTTCGCTTTTTATATTTGCATATTCATATACTTTTGAAGCAATTATGTTATATATCCATTTTCCACCTTCTTTTCGTGGTGGAATTGCTGTTCCAAACTGAAACCTTCCACTTCTTAATCCCGCCCTTACTGTTTCTGCATTTGCGCCAATGATTTTTCCTACTTCAATCGGTGTTAATTTATCAGCTTTTATATCCATTTTCTTTCCTCCTTGTTATTTTATTTCTGTATCAGGTCGTGGTTAATTATTTAAAAATCGATTTGCATCTTCACCTATTGCTTTTATAATTGCCTCAAATTCTTCTACTGACATCTTTCTCTTGTCATTTAATGATGCGTTTAATTTAGGCAATGCAATTTTCGCTTCTTCAGATAGCCATGATTGACTAATATTATTTTCTGCTAGATACAGCCTTATTTTTTTACCTATTGACATTGTGCTCACCTCTTTTCCGTTTCAGTTTTTCTGAAGTCGCTTATATATTATTTCATTATTTCTGAATTGTCAATATGTTATTTCAATATTTTTTCAGTTTTTCTGAATTTTTTTATTTACATATATGTTAACTTGTGCTAAAATATACTTGTTTTAAGGAACGAGGTGTATTATGTTTTTGTATAAAAAAATTAAAGAAGCGAGACTTGAAAAGAAATTAACTCAAAAACAATTAGCAAATGAACTATCTCAAAGAGGCAGAAAAACTTCCAATACAGTAATCGCTAACTGGGAATCTGGTTTAAATAGTCCAGATGTTGATACCTTGCAATTACTATGCGAAATTTTAGAAAAAGACGGAAACTATTTTTTTGATATTGCATCTCAAGAAAAAATTGTTATTGATATTGATGGATTAAATGAATCTGATTTAAAAGATATACAAGAATATGTAAATTTTAAAAAAAGTAAAAAGGTTTCAAAAAATTAAACATATAAATACTATATGTTTATTTAATAGATCCATTGACGGAAAATATTACTAATATATATGTGTATTAAATTATATGTTTTATTTTAACAAGTATCCTACTTAGTATAAAATAAAAAGGAGATTAAATGATGAGAACTAAAAATCAATTATTAAACTTGTTTATCAATTTTTGGAACAATATGTTTTCGGCAAAAAATACTGAAAATTCCTTTTTTTCTATTGATTCTTATGAAGTACATCCGATTGAAGATTTTGTCGACGATTATGTCGTTTTCGATTTAGAAACTACTGGTTTGAGTGAATTTAGTAATGAAATTATAGAAATTGGTGCATTAAAATACAAGAATAATAAATTAATAAGCAAATTTAATTTATTGGTAAAACCTAAACAACGCATTCCTGGTCAAATAACTGAAATCACAGGAATTAAAAATGAAGATGTTAAAAATGCTGATGATATTTCTATTGTACTTCCAAAATTTTTAGCCTTTATAGAAGATTATCCATTAATTGCACACAATAGTAACTTTGATATGAAATTCATTCTTATAAATCTATATAGGCAACACATAAAATGTATCTCAAATAATACTTGTGATACTTTAGCTTTAGCTAGAAAATATATTCCTGGCTTACAGAATTATAAATTAGAAACATTAAAAAAACACTTAAAAATTGATACTATATCGCATAGAGCAGCATCCGATTGTGAAGTAACAAATGCTGTATATCAATATTGTAAAAATATAAAAAATAAATATTTTAAATTTTATAAAAATAAAAAAGGAAAATAAATGTAATCTAAGTTTACCACGACCTGATACAAATATTTTCCTCGATACAAACACTAAAAGTGAATGCATTTGTATTATATATTAATGTACTTCCACTTTTCAAGTGTTTATTCAAAATAAATATATGAAAAATGGAGGTATTTTTTATGAAAGTAATTAAAAAAAGACCCAATGGCAAAGGTTCTGCTGTTTATCTTGGAGATGGCAGATATAGTCCATACGCTGCTAGAATTACCGTAGGTAAAGATATAGAAGGAATTGCAATTAAATATGATATAGATCATTTCGAAACAGAATTAGAAGCTTTAGTATGTTTAGAAAATTATCACAAAAACCCAACGCCACTTCAAATAAAAGAAGAAAAATATAACAGAATAGCTACTTTCCCTCCTGTACCTTATCCTCTTGTTCCTGTTGCTAACCCTCAACAGGAAATTATTGAAAAGGTGAAAAAAGATAATTACACCTTTAAACAACTATATGAAAAATTTAAAGAAATAAAAATGCTTACAAAAGAAGAAGAGCAACTTGAAAAGAAATATCATATTAGACCTCAAAACAAACCTTTTAGCAGGTGTTATTGTCTTGCTCTAAAAACAGCTTTTAACAATTCCGCTTCTTTACATGACAAAGTATACAAAGAGTTGCGAACTTCAGATTTTATGACTCACTTAAAAGAGAGCAGAAAAGGTCCTGATTCTCAAAGACAGATGATTAATTTGTTTATGAATCTTGATAAATTTGCTCTTGAAGAGGACGTAATTGAAAAAGGTTATGCGCAACATATTACTTCCGCTACCTGCAACAGAAAAGAAATTAAAAAAGCTAAAGACAAGAAAGTGGAAAAAGAAAAACTATTTACTTATGAACAAATTGATTATTTATGGAATTTTAAGCCACGTTCTAAAGGCTTAAGAGAACACTCTAAACAAGAACGCGAAATATTTATCAGAGATTTTTGGTTAATGTTATTATATTGTGGTTGTCGAGCTGATGAATTACTTTCTGTATATACTGCAAATGTTTTCTTAGAAGATGGATATTTTATTGGCGGTCTAAAAACTAACGCCGGTATAAATAGAGAAATACCTATCCATCCAGCTGTAAAGCATCTTTGGGAGAAATATTATAATCCTAACAATGAATTTTTATTTACTCAAACAAACGGAAAAAGAATTGATTATGATTATTATTTATATCACTATACATATAATTTCAAAAATTTACATACAGAAATTTCCGAACATACAGCTCATGACGCCAGACACATGTTGCGAAATGAATTGAGAAAATTGGGAGTCAAAGATATTATTATAAATGCAATAATTGGACATAGTAACGACGATGTTGGTGACGATATTTACTCTCACGTTTCAATAGAAGAAAAACAAGAAGCAATAAAATTAGTTACATACAGAAAGAACAATAATTTATATATTTTAACGTCAAATCAACAACAAAAAACCTCTTGAAACTCCTGCGGTGGATAA